CCATCCACATCACTAAGACTGCAGAGACAAGGAAGTACAATGTATTTAAGGCATAGCCTAATTCCATATATTTCTCCTAATGGAATCGCCATACAACATTCATTTTATAATTCTATTTATAAAAGTTCTTGTACCAAACGACCTTTCCATCACGTTTAATGATAGCCGAGTTGCAATAATAAGTATCACCACGAACTTCGGCTGCTCTATATAATAACCAACAAGTCTTTACATCTTTACATACATAAGTACCTGATGGTCCATTCCACTTATCGATGTCCATTGTAACCAATTCTGCCTTAGCAGTACCCATCATAATTAAAACTGTCCATAATGTAATAGCAATTAAAATGCCCTTCACTTGTTCCATACTTTACTCCATACTTTTTGACAGAAATAATTTCTATCTTGTTGTGTTATATAAATGGCAAATACTAAAGCACTTGCCATGATTAAATTTATTAAAACCAATCCCATATCCATATTACTTCTCCTCGTTGTCTATGTTTTTAACATAATTCTTAACCCAACGAACTGCTTTTGGTAGTGGGCAATTAGTCATCATCCACGTATGTGCTTTTTTAATAACCATTAATCGTACTCCTATATTATTCTCTATACCTAAAAAGACTCCCGAAGGAGCCTCTTTATTACTATATTAGTATATAGTTATTTTACTTCTGCTGGAAACTTGTATGTGTTTAAAGCATACTGATCATTTGACTCATCATCAATCTCATTTACCATATTAGTAAACTCAGTTGAGTACCAACGTGGATCCCAGTAGTCGTAACTATTGTATGCAAAGATTCCGTTGTCGTCAGCATTACCATTAGAGTTGTTAAATGACCAACGATTGTTGTTATCCAACGGTTATTGTTGTCATTATCCCAAGGGTTAAAGTTTGCGTTGTCAAAGAATGCACTTGCTGATGTTACTGTTAAAAGCACTGTTAATGCTACGAATAAATTTTTCATTTATTTCTCCTAATGTTTAATAGATTTCGCATAATCGCAGGTATCTATGTTGACCTTTACTTTATATAGTTTATTTATATAATCAAAACATAATATAGTTATTTAGTGCGATAAAAAACCGATGCTTAAATCGGCTAATATTATACTACTTCTTTGTTTCTTTACTGATTATATCTAATACTTCATTTGTGGTTACTGTAACTCCAACCCATATCCCAACCTTATACGCACCTAGCACTAAAGCTGCTATGATATACCATTGATACTCAATCATCATTTATAATCTCTTTAATGTCTCCACTAATAACTTCTAACTTGTATATGATATGTGCAATCACCAAGCCTATAATAAAATATCCTAAATCAAATTCTGGCATTATTTCCACTCCTTAGTTTCCCAATTTATACTTGCAACTACATAGCCCAAACCAAATGCCACAATAGTTAAAATTATTACACATAATACTACCATTATACTTCTCCTGTTATTTTATTATAAATCTCTTTCCAATCCTGCACACGAATATCTAAGTGTTCCCCGACATTATGATTATGTGCCATCATAATAGGGCTTAGTCCAACATTATAACCAGCCTCAATGTTAGTGGGCTTATCTTCCACCCAATAACAACCAGAGTCTTTCCACTTAGCTAATTCTTTATCTTTATCATCGCCTTGACCTAATATAGTAATACCTTCAAAGACTTCCTTACCGAACAATGTTTCTAAGTTATACTTACGAAATTCCTTAGCAGCATCATCCGATGTTTGACTAGTGATTACATGAAACCTATAACCATGATCAGTATATAACTTGCGTACATATTTAACAGCGTCACGCAATGGACCTAAGTTAGCCATGTGAGCAGAAGAATTGAATTGACTAACTAAGCGGTGACCTTCAGCGGGGAGAATATCTAAGACTTTACCGACATTATATTCATTAGGGTGTTTCACCTCTAAATCATGTCTATCTTTAACGTAGTTGAAGAAGTATGGTTCCCAATCTAATAGGACTCCATCACAGTCAACTAAAATTATATTATCTTTCATAAATGTATACGTCCACTGTTGTTGCAAGAGAGATTGGAATATATGATTGAGCGTTGTATCTTGCGAAGTAACTCGCTCTTTTTTCGTCTACATTATCTTTCTGCATGTAATATTTTGTCATCTTAGCGATTCGATCGATTCCACGACCAGCTAATTTAACATACAATTTAGAACCAGTTTTCTTATTGGCTACAGATATTGTCTTTCTAATCTCTGCAATCTTTTCATCAGTAGGATCAAAAGTACCTACAAAACTATTTGAATATCTTTTCATTATGCAATACCTCTTCTAGCTTCAACTTGATTATGTGATAATTTGTATTGTTTACCATTCGTTGCTTCAACAATATATGGATATTTTTTAGCTTTAACGTTATATCCAACAACCTTAACTTTACCTAGTTGATTAATATCAATGATATCATTCTCTTTAAACTTAGTAAATAATTCTAAAGCTTTAACGTCTTTAGATTGTGTACCGGTAAGTTTACCTTCAACAGATACTGTAATAGTATTTGATGTATACCTAATACCTTTAGATTGCAATTCAACACCAGACTTCTTTTCATATTTTGCTAATAGATCATTCAATTCGTTACGAAATTCTACTAATGTTGCTTTATTAAACTCTTTTATCTTTTTCATTTTTTACTTCCTTTTTTATTGTTTATAGTTCTATTATACCATAGTTTGCAGTAAAAGTACAGGTAAAAGCTGCCTAATTTCAGATTATTTAGAGATATGGTTTTATATCTCCAAAGGGATATATTCAACGCACTCCTGTGTGATTCTAAGAGTTGGCCATATAGGACAACCGTCTTTATGAGCTCTAGTGCACGTAGCGCATAAGTCTATTTTATTGTTCATGAAACTCCTTAATGCATCTCTCTAATTCCTTATCCCAATTATCACGATCTTCAATAAACACTTGAGGTTCAGCATCATCCACCGCGATAATAGTAACTAATTGTTTAATAGGTATACCTGTTCTCTCTTCCCAAGCAATAGCATAAAATGTTTCTTGGATGAAGTAATTTTTAACCCACTCAAACTTCTTAGTCTTCTTACTAGTCTTATAATCAATAATAGAAATCTTACCATCAAATACTCCAACACAATCTACTCGTCCAGCAAGTTTTAAATGGTCAGAATATAATGCAAGCTCTTGTCCATATACAAGTGATAGTCTCTCGTCAAGGATAGGTTTAATAGGCATGAAGTCTGCAAGAATATTAGGCATTGCTACACCCCACATAGGATCGTTGTTAACATATTTCTCTGCCATTTCATGAACGGCTGTCCCGCGGGTACTAGCACGATAACCTATTTGGCGAGCAACATCTTCACCGACTCGCTTCTTCCAAGCTTCAATAGCTTCTTTAGACTGTATGCCTAAAATTGTAGTGATAGATGGATAGGTATTTCTACCGTGTTCATTTGGTGGGGTTGTATAGGTTCTACCAGTATCCTTTGTAGATGATACTAGATCAGCATAGCCTAAATCAATCGGTTCATGTTTAAACATAGTTTATTATTGTTGTTATAATATATCTATTATATCACAAAACGCCGCAAAAGTACACCGTTATTTAAACTATTTTGTTCTTAAATTCGTAGAGTTAGGACCTTTCTTAGGATAGGCCTTATTGATATGTGTCAAGCGATCTTTAAGATTATCATCCATCTTAGAATAAATGTCTTTAGAAGTACCAATTACCTGTGGACCTTGTAAGAATATTGCACGACAATTATGTTCTTCCATATAAGCATCTTTATCAGCGTAAGGCATGGTAGTTTCCCAAATTTCTTCGGTGTCATTATGTATAAAATTATATACTGGCATTATTCATTTAGATGTGTGGCACAATAATAAAAACCACAGATTGCTATAAGAAATGATGTGGCTATAACAAAATCATTTAGTGATAAATTTATTTCCATATACCTCTTTAACTAATGCTGAAGTCAATCCTTTATATTTTAATTTACCCTTAACAGCATTTTGCAATACTTGAGCATCCATCGGGTGGATTTGTTCAAGCATCGCTTTAAATGATTTAGTCGCTCTAGACTTATCAAGTTTAGTATCGGTTAGTGATGGTAAATGTTTTGTAATATCTTTTAGCGATTGAGTAGGTGTTTCTGATGGAGTCCAATTAACACTTTTATCAATGTTTAACTTAATTTTTTTATTAAAGTTAACTTTTAATATATCACGCAAACCAAGGCTATCGTTATCAGCAATCACTTTCATCTTATCTTCTCTAGTAGAAGCTGTTTCTACTGCGTCTAATACTTCGTATATTTCCATCCTAAAACTCTCCGGCACATTCAATTAATAAATTCATTCGTTTTTCAATCAAGAAGTTTAAAACACTTCCTGCTTTAGGGTATTTATACGTTTCGTATTGTTTAATCGATTCATCTTTAATCTTTTGTGGTGTTCTATCTAGATCAATCACTTCTCTATTTCTCATATAATTTCTAAATGCTTCTTCAGGCATAATAGCTTTAAGATCATCTTTATGATTCCACCATTCGTCTAGTAGTTTCTTTCTCATTGGGGTTTGTCTAATCTTATCAGTGAAAGAGTTATCAGGGCTTAACACATTTGGAACACCATCACCCGAATCACCTTTCATAAGATGTTCAAATGCATATCGTTGAGACGTAGATTCAGGTTTAACCATCTTTTGTTGCATAGGACTATATTGAATTACTTGACCTTGGTGATGCAATTGAATAAAGTCTTTATCAGCAGAAATAATAACAATCTTCTCACCTGTAAGAGGCTCAGATTTGTGGACTACCAAGGCACCAATGATATCATCAGCTTCAGCACTCTCTACTCGAATCACCGCATACGGGAAGTTCTCACGGATATCATTAGTAACTACATCTAAGATTCTAAAAATCTCCGTCCAGTCTTTACCATCATCAATTTTACTTGTAGTACGTGCAGCTTTATATTCAGGGAATACATCTCTACGCCACGATCGTGAATCACATGCAATAACCATCCGACCGTAGGTATGTTCAGGATACTTAACTCGGTATGAGCGTAAGTTATTTAAAATTACGTGACGAATAAGCTCTTCACTTAACTCTTCTCCTCTACCCAATTGGCCCATTATAGAACCAATGCCTATACCATTATAATCAACTATTACCATCTTCTTTCTCCATTATATAATTTTTAACTGATCCAACCCCTATCTTAATAGCAATAATACCATTATAAGAATCTTCTCTCAATAACACTTCTTCATTTACTTGCCATACCAATTCCGCATAGTTTGTATTACCTCTTGTAGTACATAGCTCTATGATTTCTCTTGTAAAGTTTTCCTTTCCTAACTCTTCAATGTCTTCTAACAATCTTTTTGATGAACCATAGTAGTCTTTCCAGTCAGTTTCAACTATCCGGTGTCTTTTATTCTTTTTACCTTTGAGAGGCTTAAGTTTTCTCTTACTTTTAAAATATTTTCTCCCAAGATAATCATGACCTGTCTTTAAGTTGGTAATACGATATATAAACCCATAGTACTCACCAACATCTTCTGAAGTAAACTCTTCTCCTTTATACGTCCACTTCGTCGAATCCATCTCGCCACTCCTGCTCTTCACCGCAGAACGGGCAGTATGGGGTTTCCATATCCATATCATTTGCCGGAACCATTTCTTTAACATCAACATCAACTAGAACTTCATATTCTGTATTACACTCTCTACAGATCATCGAAAGAAGTCTCCTCTAAAAATAGATATGCTTCTAATTCGTCAGAACCACCAATATGGTTATCGTTTAAAAAGATTTGCGGGTATGTTGTAGCGTTAGGCGCTAATGTTAGTAAGTCAGCTTTAGTCCATTGCACTTCATCAACTAGCCGTGTTTCATATTCAATGTTAGCTTTGTCTAAAAGCCCCTTTGCTTTGTCACAAAATGGACAGTAGTTAGTTGTCCATATAATATTGTGGTTCATTTAATCATTCCTGTAAATTAATCAATCAATCTATATATACTATAATTTGGTGGAGGATGATTTGGTTATAAGGTTCATCCTGCCTAAATCCTCAAATCACACTATGCCTATCAGGCTGCGATTGCGTAAGTATTTGCGTTAGCGTTTACTTTGGGTCTTACAACTATTAACCTTCTGTTACGATGTCGATTCCAAGTCATCCCCATTAAGGAACACACTATCGGGGGAAATAATGTGTTCCTTGGTGGAGATGGGTGGGTTCGAACCACCGTGTATCATAACTCCAATCAATAGTAAATGGTAATAAATTACCAAATTTGGTGGAAGCACTCGATAGACTTTAGCCTAACCTTATCTCCCATTATGAAGTGGTTCGTAGTTTTAAGTTCTACTAAACTTTGAGCTATTACTTATTAAATAACTTATATAGTACTGCCGCTGCTACTAAGCCTACTAAGCCTTGAGCACCAAGTTGTGATACGATACCAGTAATTGTAGCGATGATGTCACCACCTACAAATGGAACCGTTCCACCGAAAATAACCTGTAATACGATTGCAAATGCAATTAGTGCTACACCAGTTTCTGTACCTGCTTTAATCCAAACATTGATTTTATCTAACATATTTCTTACCTCTTATTGTTTTAAAATAGTTTCACAACGTCCCGGTTGTTCTTACTAACGCACATTTATTGCACATTGTTCTTATTTATATTATTATTATAACATAAATATCACTATTTGTAAACACCTTGAATGTATAAATATATTAATATAATAGGAGATACAAATGATNACTTTATTAACCAGTATACTACCAATTGCACTAGGTTTCTTTGCTAAGCTTACAGCATTAAATTTCCAAGCTAAACAAGAAACACAGAAACTTCAAATGAAAGTTCTGATGGCAAGAGAGAAATCAATTGATTCAGCAAGATCTGCTGCAGAAAAAGAATCTCCAATGGCGGCTCTTAACAGACGCCTCATCATTTGGGTAATGCTATTCTTAATAGTAATATATGTAATGGCCCCACTATTCATGGATATTCCTACAGCAATTCCAATTGTTCAAGAGGGCTTTAGTTTTCTTGGGTTTCAAATAACGCCGGATGTTATTGAGTATGAGATGGTAAGAGGTCTTATTAAATATGATGAAGTGTTCGCGTGGACTTCACTTATTGTGGAAATGTACTTCGGCGCATCAATGGCAAAAGGAAAATAGAATGGAATTATTAATCGATTATTG